CAGCGTCAGCCCTTCAGGCTCTAGCCACTGCTCATACTTACCTTTGCGGCCAATCTTAGCTCACCTCTTTTTCGAGAACAGCCTTTTCTCCAGTCAGGTCTTCCCATCGCTTTACAATGACATCGACGTACTTCGGATCATACTCCATCAAATAAGCTGTTCTTCCGTTCTGTTCGCAGGCAATCAATGTTGTCCCGCTTCCTCCAAACAGGTCAAGGACAATATTCCCGCTTTCAGTGTTGTTCTTGATTTGATAATCAAACAGCGCAACCGGTTTCATGGTTGGGTGCAACTCGCTCTTAACCGGTCTGTCAAAATCAAGAACCGTTGTCTGTTTCCTGTCGCTTGTCCATAGATGTCCTGCGCCATCTTTCCATCCATACAAGCAAGGCTCATGCTTCCACTGGTAATCCTGCCGTCCAAGCACCATGCTGTTCTTCACCCAAATGAGCGTCTCCCGAATCTCCCATCCCGTCTGCTTGCACGCCTGTCGGAAAATAAGTCCTTTGCTGTCTGCGTGCCAAATGTAAAACACCGCACCAGGTCTCATCACGGCATCAGCTGCAGCGAATGCTTTTGACAGAAACTCCAAGAATTCATCTTCGGCCAACGAATCGTTTTGAATTCGCAGATTTTCACTCGTTTTTCCGACATAGCTCACTCCGTAAGGCGGATCCGTAAGCAACATATCTGCTTGCGCCCCCCCTATAAGGGTTTTGACGCTTTCTTCATTAGTACTGTCCCCGCACATAACGCGATGCCTGCCGCACTTCCAGATATCACCCAGCTTTGCCTTTGGAGGTGCGGCTTCGTCAACTTCTGGAGCCTCATCCTCAGCAACCTGCGTTTCATTGGCTCCACTGTCAGGAAGGTCGAAATCAAAGTCAAAGTCGCCAAAGTCCACTTCTGCCAGTTCCTGTTCGAGTTTTCCAAAATCCCACCCAGACATTTCACCGGTCTTGTTTGCGAGGATACGGTATTTCTGTTTCTGTTCTTCGGTCAGGCCGGTGTAACGTACCACGTCGGCCATGTCCACATGGAGCTGCATCAGAGCGAGGCGGCGGGTGTGACCACTGAGGATGACATTGTTTTCGTCCACCTCGATGGGGTCAAGTGCGGTACACTGCCGCATACTTTCCGCGCAGGCGTTCACGGCTTCCGGGGAGATCACGCGCGGGTTGTTCTCATACGGAACAAGATCTTCGACCGGTACTTTCAGCAGCTCTTTCTGAATCATGTTATTCTCCTCCCGTGTAAAATAAAAACCGCCCGGAAACCCGAACGGTCAAAATCGAATGTGCCGCCAGCCGGATTCGAACCAGCACCCACGGAATGGATGTGCGCAGTGGTTGGCTGTGCAGTGATGTTCCTGTGGTGTCACCAACGTTGTCCCGCCTTAAATGGGCGGCGCTCTGCCAGTTGAGCTATAGCGGCATATAATAAGCGGCCCCATGTCGGAGGACCGCTGCACCCGGAACTTTCGCGGCCAGATGCTCCGCTATCGCGTTTTCCGTCTACCCAGTCAACGCAAGCACTCCCGGCAGGACTCGAACCTGCAACCGGCGGTTTTGGAGACCGCTGCTCTACCACTTGAGCTACAGGAGTATAAACGCCGCCCTTGGACTCGAACCAGCCAGCAATATTTCAGCTGACACGCGCTCCAAACTGCGCTCAGGCGGCCACATGGCATTGAAAAAGCCCCGGGTTTGCGGTCTCGGGGCTTTGTTGGCGCACATCCGGCGCGCAAGGAACGGCGCGCTTAGGATTCCGGCTCTGCTGTTATGGAAAAATGCGTGTGACATGGAGAAGAAAAAGCCAGAAAGGAGGTGTTGCCGGTTGGGTGATGGGCCCCATGCGTCAGGCGGTTGCGGGTACAGCTGCCCCGCGTTATGGAGCGAGATCGCGGAGTCAAACCGCGCGGAGAGGAAGGCCTCGAACCTGCCCACTGCGCTCAAAGTTGCGCAGCTCTGAGCGGAGCCGTTTCGGAATCTCGCATAGAAGCAGCCCACGAAACGGGGAAGGAGCGGGAAAGCATGAAAACCCGCCGGGCGGAACCGTTTCGGAGGCTGCGTGGCAAGCGTCGCGCTCAAAGCGCTGAATCGCTTGTAATTATTTTAGCCTATCCATGAGGATTTTAACAGGACACTGCGTGTATAAAAACGCACTTTATTTTTGTGCGTTTTTATCAAAGCTGTCCCAGATTTCCGCTAGAGTGATAAGCCCTCGCTTGATCCGGCTCCGAATGACGCGCGAGTCGAGAAAGCCCGATTCCTGCGCAATGACCGTTTGCGTCTTGCCGTTGACGTAGTACTCGCAGATGGCCTTTGCGCATTCCGGCAGCTCATACAGGCAGTACGCCCGCCGGGTGGCTTCCATGCGCAGATTGCACAGGTCTGTTTCCATCCGCTGGAGCCTGCGCCGCTCATCCACGATGTTTGCGGCACCCTCTCCAACCTTGTCCCCGTTGCCAGGTGCCAGCGGCATTCCCGTCATGCTTGGCGTGATATGGCTGGCAAGCAGCCTTATCTGTGCAATTTTTGCACGCTGTGCCTCAACGGACTTTTGCCCGTCCCGGCACTGCTGAAACCACGCCTTGACGGTCTGGTAGTCCGCGCCGTTGTCAGGCTTTGGTGTATCTGTGTCAGGTGTCCACGACTGAATGCGGTCAATCATCGTCATACGGCACGTCCTCCATTCTGAATCCGCACATCGGACAAAACGGCGTTTTGAGGCCGCACGGATTGACCTCTCCGCATTCCGGGTTCGTACAGCGTGTTGCTGGTACGCACCACGAGCCGCTCTTCCCAGTGCTGCTCACACAGGAGCCAGGAATTTCTTTCCAGTGCGCCACAGGCCGTAGCGTCTTCGGGTCGATGGTAGGCAGATTTTCCAGATCGGACAGCTCATCTTCGATGCTCTCACAGAACAGGATGTCGGCTGCCTTTCCCTTGGCTTCTTCTTCGGCGAGTTCCTTTTTGAGGTCAGCTTCCAGCTTGCTGACATCGACCAAACGTACAGTTTTTTCTTTCTTATCCATTTTTGTCATCCATTTCCTCGATCCAGATCTCCACTCTGGGGTTTTGTTTGTCGTAATTCACACGGCTGCCATCGTGGGCGGCTACGATCTTGCTGTTGTCGTCCTCCAGCACGCGGGCTTTTACCAGAATGTCCGTTGTAGCCTCGATGAGGTTTGCCAGATCGACCCGGCGGGCGGTCTTCATGTAGTACACGCACCTCACGTTCACGCGGGCAGAAATGGGGCTGTTCGGCCTTTTGATTTGCCGCAGGCAGTCCGTCTCATAATCCACGTAGGCCTTGCTGGGGGCCACAAAGCGCCCGCCTGAGCGGCTTCTGAGGATGCGGGCAGAGTTTTTCTTGGTGCGGGGGTCACCGTAAAGGGTCAAGTGCATTTCTTCCGTTCCTCGCTGTTCCACTGCTTGAGTGTTGGTGCGTAATGTCCGCACATCAAACAAGAAAGTTCAGTCCCCGGGGCTGAAAGCACTGTGAGCTTCGGATTAACTGACTTGATTTTCTTTCCCCATGCAAGAAATCCACTCCCGCACTTTGGGCAAGGAAGAACAGTCAACTTGTTCATTTCTTTCGTTGCCATGTATCAGACCTCCTTTGGCGGTTCAGGAAGATACGCCCAATGAGTTACATCTCCAAGTACAATGTACTCGTTGTGCTCTTGCCATAATCCGTCATAAGATAAAAATGCAATTTCAATGCCGAACTTTTCTCTTTTTACGAGAACTTCTTTGTCTTTTTCGGGTAAAACTTTCTTGGCATCAAACCATATATTGGCGGGCTCAGATCTTTCCAAGCCTTCCAACTCAGCAAATGGGGCAGCTTCAGCCTTTGCCATGCTGCGGGCTTTGGTTTTTTTCTTGACGTACCGGGTCAAACCGTCCTGCATCACGGCGCGGGCATCGTCCAGCGCCTTGCGGACAGCCTTGACCTCCCGCTCTTTCTTGAGCTGCCCGGGCTGGCTGTCCCACTCGGCCATCAGCTCGGATTTCGTTTTCGGTTTCATCTGTCCGCTCCTCCGTTCGCTCCCATGTACTTCTTGCGGCCCCGCTCCCGGTGGCGGTCCTCGTGGTCGTAGTGGTAGACCTTTCCTGTGTCCAGCATCTCTCGGGTATAAGCGGCTTCTGCGCCGCGCTGGCGCTTGAACTCGGCGTACTTCGGGCAGCTGTCGTGGCATACCGGGTGCCGTGCGGGGCAGTTTTTACACGGTGTGTTCATTTTCGTCTTTCTCCTCGTTAAACCAAAGGCGTGTTCCACATCCTGGACAAAATTTGTCAAGGTAATAATCATCGTTGCATTCATACCCGCAAATGGGGCAAATTGTCTTACATGCTTTTTCACGCCAGTAAAGCTTTTTGGGACGTTCGCCCGGCAGTTCAGGTATTTGCGCCCAAAGTGGAAAAGTCTCCGGAGCACCTGCCACGATGTCCCACGTTGCTGATTGAATAAAAGTCGTATTTTTGTATTTCACGAGAACATTTCCGTGCACAGAATCCTTTTCTGTCGGCGGACATTCTGCCGTTTTGCGCCAGCGCTGGGCATCCGGGACGACTGCTGGTTCATCTTCCAGCACATCCATCGCGTCCATAATCTGACACGCGCGGCATCTTACGCCGTTGTAATCTTCGCAGCCACAGCAATATGCCGCTTTGATGTTTGCGATGGCTTTTTCGCGGTCGATAAATTCGCTCATTTTTCAAGCTCCCTTCTCGTCAGTTCACTCGCCCGCAGCCTTGCCGCTTCACGCGGGGCGGTGGTGATATCGGCCTGCGCCTGCTTCAAAAACTCGGCACGGCGGTATGTAAGGTCTGGCATTTCAGCCAGCTCTGCAAGCCCTCCAACGCTCCCGGCATAGGATTTTGCCGCCGGGGGGAGTTGATCATACAGGGCTTGCAGTTCTTTCTGTCCGTCACTACGCAGCAGCCCGCCCTTTTCGTCAATGCCGGTCACCATCGGGAACTTTCGCCAGCTCAAAAATGTCTGTGCCTTGCGTGCCGCTACAGCCAGAGCTTCCCATTCAGCGGACGGGTCAAGACACTGGGAAAGCTGCTTGAAGATGTCGGCCACCGTGATGGGATAGACGCAGACGCGATTCGCGGCCAGAAACGCCCGCTTCACCACTTCGCCGGGATAATCCCGGAACTGATACGTCCACACGTCAAGGGTGGTTTCCATTTCCTCATCCGTGAGGGGTTTGCTGCCCAGCTTGTACAGCGTGAAGTTCATCCGTATCAGCTGGGCAGTTTCTTCTTTCGTCATTGCTCAAACCCTCTTTTCCTGTCCATGTTTGCCAGCACCCGGGCAAGCTGGTCATCTACGGTCTCGGTTGGCTGCTTGCCTCGTGGTCTTGCTTGTCGGCTTTGTTCGTTTGCTTCCACTTCCCCCGGCGTGCGCAGGCCGTCCCGTTTCCATCCGGACAATATGCCGTTGATGTAGCTCCACGAGCTCTTTCCGGCTTCTGTGGCCTTGTCAATCGCCAGCAGGATCATCTCTGTGCTGTACTCCTGCCGCCACTTCTGCAGCTTGTCCAGTGCAGAGCGCGGGAAGTCCCCAACGGCCTGCTGATAATGCTGGACGATTTTAGAAAGTTCTACGTCAACGGCGGCGGGGGTGCCTTTATATACACCACCGTTAGGTGATATAACATTAACAGTATCATTACCATTAACATTAACAGATACAGCCGGATTTGCCGCGTTTTGCTGCTTTTGCTCGGCAAAATCGGCATTTGCCGGATTTGCTGCGTTTTGCTGACGTTTGCCGTTTGTTGCTTCTGCACCTTTTCGCCCTGCAGCGGAACGCTTTTCTCGCGTTTCATCCCACTTTTTATCGTTTTCTTCTAGAACGTCAGCCATAAAGTCCCATGCCATCACAAGCATCGGGTCTTCAAATTCCGGCTGTTCAGGAAAATCGAGCAGCGCCTCAAAAATGCGGCCTTTTTGTTCCAAGGATAGGCGACGCAGCGGTTTTTTCCATGACTTGTAGAGGATTATACTCTTTTTTTCTATCTCTTTCGTTTCGGCTCACCTCCTTCCCGGTACGCCCGTATAGCCAGGTAGCACAGCTGCCAAAATCAGAAGGGAAAATCGTCCGCGTCGGAAATCTCGGCGAAGTCGTCCACGCTACCCTGTACGTAGCTCTGAGGCTGCTGCGGGGCGCTGTGCGCGGCGTTTGCTTCTCGCACATGGGGATTTGCCGTCTGCTTCTCGTAGGACGCCGTGGCGGGCTTGTCTGCCGCCTTGGGACCGCAAAAGCCGACTTCTGCGGCAAGAACCTCGGTTGCTGTGCGGTTGTTGCCGTTCTTGTCTTGATACTGGCGTGTCTCCAGACGGCCCTGCACGGAGATCATGCTGCCTTTCTGGAAATACTTCGAGACGAACTCCGCCGTCTTGCGCCACGCGGTGACCGTGATGAAATCCGCCTGGCGCTCTTCGCCCTGCGGAACATAACCGCGGTCAACGGCGACGCGGAACGTGCACACGCTGTTCCCGCTCTGGGTGGTCTTCAGCTCCGGGTCGGCCACCAAACGGCCCATCAATGCCACAACGTTAAGCATGGGTTAAACCTCCGTCTTCCTCGGCATCGCCGGAACCGACCTCATAGTCTATGTTTGCGCCCATCAAGACTTCGGGACACTCAGCGCGTGCAAAATAAGCTGCGGCGCGGTATTTCAGCATCATTTCGGTCATACGGGGCCAGTAACTGCCTTTCTTGTCCCACCAACCATTATCTTTGGCCATCTTTACGGTGACCTTTGGGCCTTCGACCTTTTCGCCAGTGAGCTTGTCCACGCCAATCAGCCGGCATCCCCAAGAGGAAGTGTTTTCTTCCCCCTCCATGCGGTAGCGAGTGCGGCCTTCGAACTGGCCGCTATTGTCGATCAGAGCTTTGCAGCTTTTTCCGCTCCATGTGGGCTGACCATAGACGATATACAGGTTCTGCATGACAAAGAGCTCTGAAACCCCCATGCGCTGTGCCATGTCGCAGGCGATTGCGCAAGAACCGGGGTTCCCGGCGTAGGTGGCAGGCAAGAAGCCCTCCGGCAACTGTGCCAATGCGGAAGCCTTCGATTTCGAGAGCATCCACTTTCTCTCCTCCACGGTGAGCCCCTGTACCTTTTCCGCGTAAGTTTGGTTCTGAGGCTTCTGCGTAAGAACCGGGGCTGCAGGAGCGGGCGCGGTGGTGGAGAGCTGCTTCGCCATCTGAAGTTGCTCAACGGGTGCTTTGACTGTTTCAGCCATGATGAATTTCCTCCTCTGTAAACTTTACATCGATGATGTTTGCGTATCGCATGATGGATTCCAGCTCGGATTTTGTGCACCGAAAAACAAGCTTTCGATCTCTCGGTTCTTCCTTACGAACGAAATTTGTGAAAAAATCATCATCGTACTCATCCGGCTGGTAATCTGCACCATACGCAATGGAAGGCTTTACAAGCCTTACCTGAAACGGATTTTGCTGAGGTCCTTTGTAGTTGTCCGGCATCCCTTTAATAACCGCTTCCCTGAGCAAGGTGCGATATTCGTTCATGTAACAAAAATCTATGGACTCGTACGGCTCCGGCATGATTTGCTCGCCTGCCGCCGCGTGGATAATATCAATCAGACACATAAGCTTCCCAACTCGGCGGTAAATCCCATTGATGACGCTCCGCGTCTCCTGGTCCCCCAATTTTTCATATCGGGCAAAATTGGTGAACAGCGCCACGGCGTGATTGATATCGCTTGTCAACTCGTTCCCCGTGCTGATAAGCCGGAACAGAACATTATCTTTTCCTACAAAGTGGAAGATGCCCTCCGCCTTGTTGGAAAGGTCTTTGATCTGCGCTCTTTTTGCCAACTGGTTCATGTGTTTAACCTCCTTTCGTAAAAAATCACTTTGCTTTGCCGTTGAAGCTCCTGGCATCGCTATTCCTTCGCATTTCTTCGCTTCTCCATTCCGTTGCCAAGCCCATCCATGCTTTTCCTTTGCTTCGCAAAACGTCGCTCTGCCTTTGCCTTGCCTGTACGTGCTTCTCAGTGCCGCTGCGTTGCGGTGGGTTGCGACACGCTGCCACTGCACAGCAGTTCACCTCATAGCCACTCCTTTGAATTTCCTCGCATCGCCATGCCTCAGCGTAGCAGATCCTTGCGCTTCCGTAGCACTGGATTTCACTGCCAACCATAGCCTTTGCTGTACACTGCTCCGAACGTTTCTATGCTATTTTCACTGTGCTTTGCCGTTGCTAAGCATGTCGATGCCAAGCTTTGCCGTTGCTGGGCGTTTCTTCGCATTGCTCTGTCTTTGCAACTCAATGCTTTTCCGGCTCAATTCCACGCCTTGCTACGCCGCCGCGGTGCGGTGCCATACGAACCATGCCGTTTCTCCGCGAATCAGGGCCATCAATGCCATGCCGCTGCGGTCAGCTCAGGATTTGGTAAGTAAAGCGGCCCTTGCCGCTGTTGCGCCACTGGCCGATGCCGCGAAGTTTGCCGTAGTCCAGCCACTCCAGAACGGCTGCCATGTGGTTGTCATCCAGGCAGGTCACTTCGATGATGCACTCGGAACCTGCGGGGATCTCCTCGGAGTTCACGAGACTCACGCGTTCGCCCTGCGCGGTCTGAGCGCGGAGCGGACGCTGGCAATCGCCGATCGCGCCGTTCACGTCAATGGGGATCATCCGGGGGGAGACAAAGATCAGGCCGTCGATGACCTTCTTGTAGGCGGTCAGCTTGCCGGACTCGTTCACAGCCCGCTTCTTTCCCGTCTCGGTCTTGCCGCCGATGCGGCTCAGCATCTGGCAGGCATCCTTGAAGAAGCCTTTGATCTGGTAATCCCAGAATGCGGGCCGCCCGTTCTCGTCCCGGGGGAAGACGGTCATGGCCTTATCGGCGGCCGCATCTGCGCCAAGGGCCGCAACTTCGTCCTCAATGGTGGAAGCATCCGGGCTCTTGCTGGCGATGAATTCCCGGGCCACGTTGGGATTGGCGGGCCAAGTGCCCAGAACGGGCTCGATGAATGTGATTTTGACTTTGATGGTTTTCATGCTTTTATCTCCTTTTATCGTTGTTGTTTTGCAAGTTTTCCGTTCGGATCGCGGACTGTGTAAGTTAAATCGCCTACAGCGTTCCGCACCGCGGCGTAATCGCAGGTGTGGGCGATCTGGTCCGCGTAGTGGATGGCCTGCGCCGATGCGGTCACGGCGTCGCCCTCGAAGCGCTTGGCCTCGTACCCGCCGCTTTTGTGGTAGGCGTAAACATGGTAGTGGGTCACGCTCTCCATCGTTCATCCTCCGTCCTCTGGGGCCGGGCGTGGGGCTTGTGTACTTTCCTGCTTGCGGCTCTGATCTCCCGCTCTCGCGTCAATCCAAGCGCCCACAGGCACAAACCAGAACCAAGCAGAATCACGCTCAATGCAATGTAACCAAGCTGTGAAACCAGCCCTGCAGCGTTCTCAATGCCGCCTCCGGCCATAACGGCCAGCACAAACGCTGCGACGCCAGCCGTATAAAATGCATAAACTCGAATCATGGTATTATCACCTCATCCAATACATAAAAGTCTTTTACCCACGCAATGAACCGGGCGCGGGAAATGATTGGATTTGCTCTCTTTGTTCCAACGGACGGAATCGCCCACGAATACATTCCCGACTGAATTTCTTTCGTGAGCGTGCGCTCAGTCTTTGGAATCTGATTTGCCCTCAGAATCTCGCAGCAGTCGTGGATTCCGATTCCGGGCGTCGGGGGCCTTTGCCTCTGCATCTGCTCCATGCGGATTCTCCTTTCTTTTCCGTTTTTCCTGAATGTGTTTCAGGCGCTCTGGCTGGCGCTTGTCCCATCGCTGCTAAAGCCAGCGCTTATTTTTACCGTTCACGTCTGAACCTCCACAAACTCGCCGTTTTCGAGGATGTACTAGACGTTTTCTTTGATGGTTTCTTCTTCCATTGTGCACCTTACTTTTTAGAGCTGCTGCAAAAGCTGCCTATCAGAAGCAGCGCAATATACGCCGCCGTTCCGGCGGCCCAGGTGAACGTCCAATGCATCAGCGTGCAAATGGCCCACACGGCGGCGCAGGTAACACCCCACGAGATACCCAGCAGCACAGCGAGGATTGCAACGATCATCAATGCCTTAGCCACGGTGCGCAACCTCCTTGCCAACAAGTTTTCTGGCGGTGGCGGTGTTCAGCTTGTGCCAGTTTTCCGGATTCTTTGGCTCCGGCCGTTCCGGGGGCTTCACATCATCTGCACAATAGAGCGCCTGCTGCAGGTCTTCCACGATGATGCCAAAATCATCGGCCATAGCCTGCCACATATCGCTCTGGAACTTGTAATAGGCGTTCTGTGCGTGGAACTGATGGCGCTGCTGGAGCTTCTGGTACTGGGTGATCAGCGCCCTGATATGGTCTTCAAGCTTCATGTTACGCACCCCTTTCAAACGTGGTCTGTTCCACATTCTCTTTGTGGTCGATGCTGGGCGTCAGGCCAATGGACTTGAGCTGCTCATAAATGAACCGCTGGCCCGTTTCCGTCCAAACGGTGGTGTTTGGCGTGGTGATCTTGCCACTGTTGTGCTCAAACGGACGGCCTTTGCGGTTTTTGGTGTAACCTTTGCCGCTATACTTTGCGTATAACACCCACTGCCCGTCGCTGTTCTTCCACTGGATTTTCAGCCCGTGCAGGATGCTGTTCAGCTTCTCGCCGCTCATGCCGTAATCCTTTGCAATGCTGGTAGCCGTCCGGCAGTTATCGCCAATGCACACGGCCCTGGCATACTCTGCATCTGGCTTCAGGTCGCTGTTCTCAGCCAAAAGCTGTTTGTTTACGGCCTTGAGCTGGTCGTTCTGCCTCTGGGCGATAAGCACCGCACGGCGCATGACCGCTTCCGGGCTGTTCCACTGGGCCTCCACGGCCAAGAAATACTGCCGGGCCTGCTTGCCTCGCTCGTTGCGCTGGATCATGCAGAGCTCTTTGGCCATTGGGATGGTCAGCTGGTGGTCATCGAGTGTTCGGCTTACTTTGCGTCCGCCCTCGTCCTGAACCCGCTCAATTTTGAGCGGGTTGAAATCCTCACCCTCGGTGAAGCCATACTCCACCATGCGGGGAAACCAGTCCTTATAGGCCGTCTTGACCTGCAAAAACTCGTGCAGCTCCCGGCCGCTCACCGTGGGGCGTTCCGGGTTATCGTAGCTGACAGGAATCAGTGATTTCAGATCGTCCATGTTTTCCCCTCCCATCACAATACCCCGTCCCGATGGGGCTGGTGGCCGTTCTTTCCGTCTGCCTCATCGTAGACCACAAGCTCGTTCAGTGTGACCTTGAAATACTTTGCGAGCTTGAGCAGCTGTGAAAGGCTGGGCCCGTAAATCGAGCGCTCCCACTTGCCGATTGCGCCGTTGCTCAGGCCTGCCGCCGCCTCCAGATCGGTGCGGCTCAGCCCGTGCAGCTTGCAAAACTGGTCAATTTTTGAAACATTCACTAGCAATTCTCCTTTCCGGGCTTGAAAATCACTAGAAAATATGCTACTATGTAGTTGCAAGGTACAAAGTGAATAAAATCTAGCGTCTGCCCGATATAATATTGTCAGGGGCTTTGGTTTTGTTTGCCCTGTGCTTAGTATTATACTAGCCAAGTGGCTATTTTGCAATAGCCAATCTGCAATTTAGTGAACATTTGGCTATTTTCACAGAATAGCGAGGTCTTTTCTATGCGAAATGTGGAGAGAGCTAAAAAAATCGCTACTGAAAAAGGGATCAACGTTTCTTTTGTATGCCGAGAGATTGGAAAGAGCCGCGGCTATATTTCGCAAATGATAGTAAGCGGACGTGACTTCCCGGATGAAATGCTAGTGCCAGTAGCCAATGCGCTAGGTGTCACGGTCGAAGAGTTGACCGGCGAGGAGCAAAAAGAAAAGCCCACTCCCAGTAAAGAGAGTGAGCTAAATGCGCACGCTAAAGCCATACTATATAAGTATGAGCAGCTTGACCCTGCGCAAAGGGTTATGTTTGAAAAGATGCTTGACGCTGCACTTGAGGCAGCGAAAGGGAAAGAATGAAGATTCGGAACAAAGAGATCGAACCGTTCATCCGGGCGGACAAAGAAGCGTGGAAACGATACAAGCGCTCCCTCCCAAAGAAAGCCGTCCGTCAGATCGGTTCATCGATCTGGAAGTTCATGGAGAAAACAGCCCCATTCGTTGCATGGTTCAGCGGAATCTTGACCGTTGTGTCACAGATTGCGAGTTTTAAGAAGTAGGTAGCCGATCAGAAAATGGTCGATGATGATGGTTGCGAGCATCCATTTTTCGGAGGTCATAGGAATCATCCTTTCTGCGCAGCTTCCAGCAGCGCGCCAACGTCGATGTCAAGAGAAAGTGCAAGCTTGATTTTCTCAAGTATAACACATCCTGTTGTTTCTTTCATCAATTTTGTGCTATTTTCTTGCACTTTATTTTCCTCCTTTGGTCATTGAAAATTTGTTGTTTGGCAGCCGGTTGGCTGCCTATTTTTGCATATAGGGGTGTTGAAAAGCCAAATGTCTTTATTCGGAATAAAGGAACAATCTGAAATTCGAGACTTAAAAGCACAGCTCGAACAACTAAGAGAAATTGTTGCGGAGAAATCAGCAGAATTTGAACAGAAATCGACCGAACTAGATACCAAGCGTAAAGAGCTTGAAGAGGAAAGAGAAGAACTCAAAAAGATAATTCCTCCTGAAAGCTTTGAGCTCAGTGATTTAAGAAAAGAAGTTTCCTCTCAAAAGGATTTGCTAAAAAAACTTCGTGCAGAGTCCAATGACTTATCGCAAAAAATCGCAGCTTCCAAAAAGGAACTTGTCGAAGTCTCAGATGCCGTTCAGCTTCAGGATTTTGGCCTGTATACTCCGAACTACAATCTAATGCGTGCGGATGAGTATAAGGCTAAAATGATGGAGATCAGAGCCTTGCAGAAGGATATGATTCGCAATGGCTCTGCCGTCACCGGCTCCCAGACCTGGACGGTCAATGGAAACGCTTCCAAGGGCAAAAAGATGGTGGCCGACATGCAGAAGCTGCTTCTGCGGGCGTTCAACGCTGAATGTGATGACGTGATCGAGCACGTCAAATACAACAACGTGGAAACCGCAGAAAAGCGCATCACATCCTCTCAGGAGGCAATCACAAAGCTGGGAACGATTATGGGGGTCTCCATTGTCCCTTCCTACTACCGACTGAAGCTGGAAGAGCTTTATCTCGCTTTTGAGTACGCCCAGAAAAAGCAGGAAGAAAAAGAAGAGCAGCGGGAAGCCAGAGCCCAGATGCGGGAAGAGGCCAAGCTCGCAAGAGAAATCGAAGAGGCTCGGAAAAAACTCGAAAAAGAGCAGCAGCACTATAATAATGCTCTTGCAAAGGTAAACGCCCAGCTGGATGCCGCTTCCGAAGAGGATCGAGCCGCCATCGAAGAAAAGAAGAGCATCATCGAGAGCCAGCTCCAGAAGATCGACAAGGAGTTCGCAGATGTGGATTACCGTCAGGCAAATCAGCGTGCCGGATATGTATACATCATTTCGAACATCGGAGCATTCGGAGAGAATGTGTACAAAATCGGAATGACCCGGCGGCTCGACCCTCAGGATCGCGTGGACGAATTGGGAGACGCTTCCGTTCCGTTCAATTTCGATGTTCACGCAATGATCTTCTCTGACGATGCGCCGAAACTGGAAGCCGCCCTGCACAACGCATTTGCGGACAGGAAGCTGAACTTCGTTAACCAGCGGCGGGAGTTTTTTAATGTAACGCTTGAAGAAATCAAAAAAGTTGTGAAAGAAAACTTTGACAAATCCGTTGAGTTTGTCGAACTTGCCCCCGCACAGCAATACCGTGAATCCATTCTGCTTCGGAAGAAAGTACAACAGCAAGATATCTAATTTTCTACCGCAAATGCGGTATACATCTTTCGGTTGTAGTATTCAATAGATATCACAAAATAAATTTGATTTTTCTGAAAATAGTTAGATTTTCACTTGGAGTCGTCCAACCGCTGCATCTTCTGCAGCAGCTCCCCGGCAAGCTCTCCGCCGGGATCATCGGAAGCGGCTTTTAGGTTGCGGATGACACCGGCTTTGCGGGTGACGTAGAGCCGGGCGCGGGTTTGCTTTTCGGGCGGCATGTCCTCATAGCAGGCCAGCGCGGCGCGGATGTGGGTGCAAAAGCTCTGCATCTTGTCCATAGATCATTCCTCCCAGGGCTCAGGTGTGCGCGTGGTGCCCGTCAAAACGGTTGCGGGCATCCCGTCGATGATGGTCATTTCGGTATCTTTGCCGTTTCTTTGCTGGTTTTCCATTTCGATTTCCTCCTGTTTTTGTATATGGTGTACAATTCTTAAACCAAATAATACCATGCTCCGCAGGAAAAGGAAATACAGAAAGATTGTGTCGAATGGCGCGGAGTTTTTCCGCGTCATTTTTGATTAAAAGACGCGTGTTTTTGTGGAGGTGAGTGCATGAGCTACTTTACGGCAGCCAAAATTGGGAAAGCGCTGGCGAAGGCCCGCGTTTCTGCAGGGTTGAGCCAGAGGGAAATGGCAATCGCCCTCAACCGTGGCGAGCGGACAGTTCAGAGCTGGGAAAAAGGGATTTCCAGCCCCGACAGCGACGAGGTTTTTGATTGGTGCAGCGCGTGCGGGGTGTCTCCCATATCCGTGTTCATGGAGATGATCCACCCGGAGCTGTACGCGGTGCCAGATGACGGCAAGACCGACGAAGAGCTGGACGCGGAGTTGTGCCGCTTTGTGGTAAACTTGCCGCCGCTGACAAAACGGCTGCTTCTCTTTATCCTGAAAGGCAGCCACGGCAGCAGCCCGCCCGCGGTGATCTCCGAGGTTGCGGCAAACCTGCACTGCCCGCTCAATAACCGGGTGAGCATCTGCGGCGCCGTGATTGACCATTACCGCTTTGCGCAATCTATGGGCCTTGACCCTTGCCCGCGGGAGCCACAGCCGCCCATTGAAGATTTGCGCATGAATTACAAGGCAGGCCGTGCGGCCTCTGAGAACGGCGCACAGGGCTATACAGGAAGCAGAAAGGAGTAAGCCGTGGAATGTATCAGGTGCCACAAAGAAGTTCCAGACAGAGCCTTATTTTGCCCGTGGTGCGGTAAGCGCCAGCCTGACTATGCCCCGCCCGTGCAGAGAAAAAAACGCCGCCGCCCAAAAGGAAGCGGCAGCGTGTATAAACTGAGCGGGACGCGGGCAAGACCGTATGTGGCGCTTACAGCCCAAAGGGACGTTCTGGGGACGTTTGAAACGCCGGGCGAAGCAGTACAAGCACTGGACGCTTACAACGCCCAGAACACCCCCGCAGCGCGTCTGAAATGCACTTTTGCGGATGCCTACGCCCAATGGAAAGAGCAGCCCAAGTTTGACAAGCTCAGCACTGACATGAAAAAGGGGTACGAGCTGGCCTATGCAAAGGCTGCGCCGCTGTATGACCGACAGCTCCGGGACTTAAAAGCTGCAGACTATCAACAGGTGATTGACCGGATGGTGGAAAAGGGGCTCTCCCGCAGCTCCTGCGAAAAGCAGCGCACACTTTTCAGCCAGATCTGCGAGTGGGCAATGGCTCAGGACATCATAAACAAAAACTATGCCATGCTCTTGCAGCTCCCAGCGGCTACAGGCAAGGCGGAACGCACCTTGACCGCTCAAGAGATAGAGCAGATCAGTAGCCGACAAGACGACCCGAAGTTTGGGCAGACGGCGCAAATCGCAATGGTGCTGCTTTATACCGGCATGCGTATTGACGAGCTGCTTTCCATGCGCTGCGAGGACGTGCACCTGAAAGAGCGGTACATGCAGGGCGGTGAAAAGACCGAGGCGGGCAAAAACCGCATTATTCCCATCCTTGATCCCATTTACAAGATCATTGCCTTTTGGATGCTTGACAGCGGCTGTGAGTGGCTGATACCGTCCAAAGCCGGCACAAAGCTGGACAAGCGCAACGTGGCTACAAAGTTCCGGGCGTTGATGCAGGAATGCCATATAGAGGGCGTGCATCCACACACGCTGCGCCACACGGCCAGTAGTAAGATGGTGGAGTGCGGCCTGGAAAAGACCGCGGTGCAGGCCATCTTGGGTCACAAAAATTTCTCCACCACAGCCAACAAGTACGTCTCCCACAATGACCCGGATTATCTGTTGCGGGAAATGCAAAAAATGAAGTATTGATTTGTTAGACTGTTTGTTAGATTATCACGTTCATTCAGGAGGTTTCAAGGTATTTCAAGTAAAAAGAAAAACGCACGGACGATTCGTTTTCATCGTTCGTGCGTTTATTTTTGGAGCTAGTGACAGGAGTTGAACCTGCAACCCACTGATTACAAATCAATAATATTTTTCGTGTTTATGCTATTTTTTCAGTAGATGTTAGTTTGTTGTTTGCTTATAGCGTATTCTAAAAGCGATAAATCGTCGCCTTATCTTACAACAAATGTTGCAAAAATTCAACGCATGTATGCGGAGCGTTCTTTTGTAACGGCTTCGCACAGGCCAGAAACAAGGTCTTCCGCCATGCTCCACATGTGATGCAGCTCTACGCCTGCTGCAGAATCCTCGCTGTCAACGCCTGTAAGGATTTTCTGCGCAATGCGGCGGTTTGCGTCAGCGTGCTCCATTTCTTCCCCAGAGAGCTTATACCACTCAGAAGAAGCGTAGGGACAGACAGTTTTATAGTCCATTGCCATGCTTGCGTAGTTCATCGCATCGCTGTATTCTTCGGCCATTTGCTTTGCAGCACGAACAAGTGTGTCCTTATACCCTGCAAACTTTGCTTCGTCCATCATAGCTAGATCCTCCCCCTTACAGTTTTTCCACGGCCACAGCCATATTGTTCACCACGGCAGCAGTACCGGTCAGCAGGAAGCTCAGGATAGAGCTTTCGCAGCCGCATGCATTGCGCACCAGGAAAGTCAGTGCAAGATTGGTCGGTGCAGCCGCGGCGGCCACAACCTGAGAAGCGGTAGCGCCGATGACAGCCACGCCGTCCTTCTGGCCGGTCAGGGTCACAGTGCCCGCAGCCGTGGGAGCCAGTGTAGCGGACACGGTCACATGGTAGTAGCCCTGACCCAGCAGGGTGATGGCGTTGCCGTCCTGCCGGATGTTACAGCCAAACCGCCGGGAAGTGGTGCCGACAGGAATAATATCGTTTACCGCCACGGTCTGAGCCGAGGTGTTGGCGGTATAAATTGCAGATTTAGACATAAAAATCTCCTTTCTTATATAAAAGGCGGAGCAGCCTTTGCCGCCCCGCCAATCCTCGCCTAAAGGGCGTATGTGTTAGATGTTGCCGCAGCCGTTATTGCAGCCGCAGAAAGGGCTCGGGCCCGCATTGTAGGAGTAGCCGTTGGGGTACTTCACAACGCCGTACATCTGGGAGGCCAGCTCCAGCTGGCTGATCCGCTGATTCTGGGCCGCGATGGTCTGCTCATACTGCTGCTTCTGCAGCTCGGCAAACTTTGCGTCGATGTTAGCGTTGATCGCGCAGGTCTGCTTGTCCATCTGGGCTGCCAGGTTGGCAGTCGCCAGCCGGTTGTCGCAGCAGCACTGAGCAAGCTGTGCCTGGATGCCGTTGCCGGTCTGCAGGATGGTGGTGTTGGTGCCTGCCTGAGCCAGAGCAACTTCTTTGCCCAGCTGGCCGATGCTTCCCTGCATCTCATAGCCGAGATTACAGATACCGTTGCCGACGTTGGTCAGCCGGTCATTCAGCTGGCCAAACTGCTGGCCATAGAGGATCTCCTGCTGGCTTGCTGCAGTGGCATACTGGCCGTACTCGCCGGTGCGGTTGCCCCACAGGCCGTTGCCGCCCATAAAGACGAACAGGAAGAGGATGATGATCCACCACGCGCCGCCCTGGCCCCAGCCGTCGTTATCGTTGCCACGGGTCACGGCAGCGATATCGCTCAAAGACATGTTATCCATAGTTGATTTCCTTTCTTGCGAATAGTGAAATTATTTCAAATCGTGGCCACGATTTTTCGATTACTTGATGAAAGGCATGATCTGCTTTGCCATCGCTTCCAGCTGGTGGTACTGCTCATCTGACATTTTGCCGGACTTGCGCAGCTCTTCCACCTGCTTTTTGGGGTCTCCCTGAAAAGCGGAGCGGAACTGCTGAAACTGCTGGAGAAGCTGCATCACATTGCCCATTGGGCCGGGCATTGCCGGGCTTCCACCGCCGCCCAGAAACTGCATCAAAGGATTTGCCATACCTTACCCCTCCTTCGCCCGTGTGGGCTTTGCAGGAGCCGCCGGGGCCGTCTGATACTGTGCCATCACGCGCTCCACCTCGGCCTTTACGGCAGCCTGTATCTTCTGATCTGCCTGCGCAGAGGTTAGATACTGCGCCTCTGCTGGGGTCTGCATCGCCGCAGGGTCGATCTTTGTCAGGCGATAGTACTCGCCGGACGCGTAGCCCATCGTGTCTGCCTTTTTGACAGCCATGACAGGCTCGTTTTGCACCATAATCCAGCGCGTTTCGCCGGGCTGTACCATAACCTTGTCCACGTCTGCGATGGTTGGCACCATGGTAAACGGGTTTTGTGCGGCCATCTGGCCTGTCTGTCCCTGCATCTGCGGCATGTACTGGTTCTGCCCGTAGCTACTCATTGGCTGCGCCCCGTACGGGCCGGGCCGCCATCCTTCATAAGGATATCCCATATAGCTCCCCCTTTCTTCTGGGATGATTTTATCTCTTTCCCGGAAAGCGAGAGACAACGAACGCCAAACGAAGGACAAAAACCTTGATTAAATCTTGCTTAAAGCTTGATTATTTTAAGCAAAAAGAAAAGCGCCCACACGGAAAAATCCGCATGAGCGCTTAACTGTTAAGGACACACACTTTGGAGTGCAATGCTAAGATATCACATCATCCAATATATGGCAATGCTTTCGACAAAACTAGTGCGAATAAAACAAAATCCCCCACTTTGCCTACAAAGTACCCCGCGTGGCACGCAGGGCTTCGACAAAGCAGGGGATTTTTTGCTTATCAGCTTATGTGCGTAGGAGTATACAGCGGAATAAATCGCTTCCAGCTGTGGCAGTGTCTAGGCCAATACCGAATAAGATACCAATCGCCAAACAGGTGAAAAGTGGTATAATATTTTGCAATTCTTGCAAGCTGTTCTTCTTTTGTATTGCACATAAGCATCACCATATAAAATCGTCTCCCGCATGGTACGCACTGTAAGTAGGCGGGCGGGAGACTTTAGCAAATATCCGCCCTCTTGTGCTTCTTCGAGAGGCCGGGTGGATTTGTTGAGAATATTATACCACAATCCGTGCAAAAAGAAAAGCCAGCGGGTAAACGTTCTTCCGCTGGCTTCCTGTACACTATGCCGTCACTGGGTGTACACCAGTACGGCCTCGCATACATAGTATATCACACGCCCAGCATTTTATCAATGATTTTCAGCCTATTGCCAATCGATGTTCGACAATACGGCACACGCGCTGCAATATCAACTTGGCATAGCTGGTCAACGTACCGCAACCGGGCGATTTTCCGGTCATGCCTCCCAAGCGGCGCACGTTTTATCACAGCTTTTATTTGTTCCGCATCAAGCCCTTGCAACGCTGGCGGAAAGACTATGCGAGCCGCCGCCACAGGCAGCACCGAGCCAGAAAGGCTGCGGCAACTCTCCGGCGTTGCGCACCATTACGGGGACGTTACCGCGATGGTATGTTTTCGTGAGGCCGCGAAAACGTGCGCAGACCATTTTCGTGACGTGCCGAAATTGCTCTTGTACGGCGTACATCTCGGTGACGTTTCCGAGATGGCTGTATGTGGTGCTTGCCATAATAATCTCCTCTTAACTCATGCTTAAATCAATGTTTTCGATTTCTGCACGGACTTCGAGTGCATGGAGATAACTCCCCATAGCCGCTTTTTGCTCTCTCAAAAGAGCCAAAGAACAGGACGGTGTAAAATTCAAAGTTCCGGCCTCGTACTGGATAGTCATGCGGTGCAGCTTTTCATAGCGGATTTTGGTCTGGTAATACTCCGCGCGAAAACGCTCCTTGTAATCGCTGCTGAGCATCATTTCGACAGTGTTTCTCAAGTCCATGTATTATGCCTCCTTACTGCTTTTCCAGTGCCGCTTTCATGCGGTCAAAGAAAAACTGAATCACGGTGCCGATGGTCTCATCGGTGATGGCCCACGAGATGAATCTTCCCCACTTGCTGGCGTTGAGGGCCATGCGGAGCATCTGCGCCACCCACGCCTTGCGTTCTGCGCCTCTCTTGGTGCCCTGGATCTCGTGCTCTGCCTGCTCGATGAGCTGGAGCACGGTGCCCTTGACCGCCGCACCATAGCCCAGCCGGATGCACCCCAGGGCGTAGAAGATGAAGCCGCCCAGCATGAGCACTGCCGCTACCGGGACGGGAATGACGCCCAAAATGTTATTGATCGTTGCCATGTATTACTCTCCTCTCTCTTTTTCGAGGTCTGCAATGCGGTGGTTTGCCACCCTCATCTGTTCTTCCAGCACCGGGATGCGCTGGGCGAAATTGTTGTGCGTTCGGACTTCCCGGGTAAGCTCGTCCAGCTTAGTGTCGGTAATGGCCTGCTGTTTTTCCAGCTTGGCGTCCATGTTTTGAGCGGCCATGATGTTAGAGATAAGCACGCCGCTCAGGCTCAGGCCGCCAGTGATGAGTGCTACGATGATCGCGTCGCTCATGCGCCCTCCCGGAGACGGGTCAGACCCTTCTTGCGGATGATTTTCGGGTAGTTGAGGGTGGTCACGTTGAGGTCTACGTTGCCGGAGATGCCAGGCACGCGGCCCTTGCTGGTGTGCTGGTGGGCATTGTAGTGGTAGCCGACGGCGGGAGTCTTGCCCGTGTAGTCGGCCAGCCAGACGTCCCAGCGGTTTGCCAGGCGGCCCATGTCCAGCTCATAGCTGTAACCCGTGTAGGTGTACAGCTGGGCATAAAAGCCCATGGCTTCCACCTTTTCCAGCGCATACGCCACCACGTTGGTGAGGTCAAGGGTAGAGAGGGGCTTGAGCTTGTTTTCCTCCACGTCCACCGCGAGGGGCATGGTGAGCTCCTTGCCGTAGACCGCCTGCCGCACAAGGGCAAGCTCTGCATCGGCCATCGCCTCGCTGGTGGCGTAGGTGTAGTAGTAGACACCCACGTCCAGACCCGCTGCTTTGGCGTTTTTGTAGTTGGTCTCAAAGGTGGGGTCGATGTACAGACCGTCTGCCCGCTTGGAGAGCTTGTGGTTGGTGGACACCGTCTTGAGCATGGCCCCCTTGTAGCCCGCCGCTTTGACCTTGCGCCAGCCGTCGAGGGTGATTTTGCCCTGATAGCGGCTCACGTCGAGGTAGCGGTAGGGCGGCTCACCCGGCCAGCCCAGCACGGTGTCCACTGTGGACACTTTTTCAGGAGCGGGGGCGTCCTTGCCTGCGCTGTCACCGGCAGCGCGGGAGAGGGCAGAAAAGATATCCCGCAGGAAGTCAAGCATTACTTTCCACCTCATAAAATCCCTCCTCCGTCAGCTTTGCCAGAACGGCATCCTTGTACCGGTCAGGCACGTTGTCGATGGTAAAAGCGCCGTCAAAGCGGTGCAGCTTGATTTGGATCACATAGAACTTTATCATAGTGTCCTCCTTTACTGTGCGGCCAGCAGGTCGAGCATAGCCGCTTCCAGAGCAGCAAGGCGCTCTTCTGCGGTGGGCAGCTGTTCCTTTTCCTCTGCTTCCTTGCGGGCCTTTTCCTGTGCAGCCAGCTCTTCGGCGGTGTACAGCACATACCGCTGCACCTCCACCTCTTCGTCATAGGCTTCCTTTGCGGCCACACCGGGCACGTCCACAATCTTCTGCACGTCTTTGCCGCCGTTTGGGTACTCGGCAAGGGTCTCGTAGTGGCTCACCTCTTCCACGCCCGCCACAGCATCGTGGTGGATGGTCTGTGTCTCGGGCTTGAGGTAGCCTTTCGTCAGGTCGGGGCTTTCAATGGGGTTGCCGTTGATGTCGATGATTTTCACGGTTATACGCTCCTTTCGTTAAGCAATGCGCTTCCAAGCGTACATGGTTACGTAGGGGGGCATATTGTTGTGTGGTTGAGAGTTGCCAGCAAATAAAGTACTTGCTGTCCAGTAATATCCATGGGTAATGGAACTTTCGGCTTGGTAAGTGTCATATTGTTCAAATTTTGTACCCGTTTCGTCATCATGTCTCTGACCTTTTGCTGTTACATGTTTATGCTTCGGCATCTCACTATCTGCCAAAGTGTGTTCAGCCTCGCCTCCCGTACTCCCCGCCGCATAAGTATCACCAGCGGCCAGAATAAAGCAATCTTTGATTTGCTCCCATGTGCCACCGAAAAGGCTTGCCGGGCTGGTAGCTTCTGCGCTCATGTACAGTCTGCCTACAGGGTAGGTATAGTTCAGTAGTGCTGCCGCAATAGCCTTTGCTGCCTTCTGTGCGTTGTTGACCTGCCTCATCAGGTAGTTGTACCCGTGTTGTTCGTCCAGACCCGCCTCAGCGCCGGTCGGGGCGACGATCTGGTCGGATGTCCAATTTTCCGGGAGATCAGCGGGAAGAGGAATGTTTTTCAGGATATCATCCGCCATAAAGCAATGTTCCCTCCTTGAAGATAATGGTGTGTTTGAACTTTGTTCTGGTCGTGGTTTCGATGCTAACATCGTCCTGTGTGAGGGCGGCTCCGAACGCATCTTGTGCGGAGATGGCAGAGACTTTTGTGATCTTTTCCGATGGCAGAAGCTCATACTGCAGCGTGACTGCCGCACCGGAAAGGCTCTTTGCGAGGTTCGGAACGGTATAACCGCCGTTCAGCTGCACCGTGTTGATGTGATCCGCCAAGTACGAGGCTAGGCTTGCCAGGAACAGCGGGGTCACGGATGCGGAAGCGGGTGCGGCGGCCGTCACCGGGACAAAATTATTTTGTCCCGGTGACGCAAAGGCATCCTTGCCCAAAAGCCAGCTGCCCAGAAGATAGTGATACCGGCTTCCGCTTGCCAGCACGGTGTCCGCGCCCTCCAGAATAGAGAGCTTTACGTCCACGTCTGTTTTTTCAGTAACGCCAAAATAGCAGTCTGAGGAGTACAGCACCTCTCCGGAATCGTTCAGTATCTCGTAGTGCGTGACGGTCGGAGTGTCCGCCATCGGTTCCACGGACGCTTCCAGCTTCAGGTTCTCACCCGCGATCATCAACGTTTCAGAACCCACTTGCAGTGTCGCAGATGCAATGACGCTTTTCAGCGGCTTCACGGTCGTTGCGCGGTTGAGCCGTGCCGTCGTGGCAAGCTCTGCCGCCTTGTTGGCCACATCCAGAAGAAGTGTCTGCGTCAGTGTCGGCGATGCAGCAGCCTTTGCGGTCGTCCATCCTCCGAGTTCGGCAAACGGCTTTTTCCCAAGAGCCCAGCCGCCCAGGCGATATTGATACTCGTATTTCTGCACATCGACCTGTTCTGTGATCAAGATCCCGTTCTTGAGGTACGGCATACTGATAAAGACGATGTGAGCGGGCTTGATCTGGTTGATCAGGTGCGTCACCTCGTCGTAGTACGACTGGTTCTTTGCGCTCGTCGCAAGCCTCAGCTCGTAGAGCGGGTATGTGATGGAGCACGTCCATCCACCTGCGCCAATCAGCTCATCCAGCTTCTGATACAGAAACCCCAGTGTGTAGGGCGGGCGGGTCGCAATGCGGGTCATTACACGCTGCCGGCGGAACTCCAGAGATTCCTTTTCCGGGACAGCCACGATGTGAAACACCTTTTCCCACTGTGCAACGGAATCCTCGTCCATGGTCTGGAAAAAGAAGTTGCTTTGAACCCCTTCCACGGAACCGGCCAGCAGGTCAAACTCCGCTTTTTCAGCAGTGCAGATCTGCTGATAGTCCTGCACTTCCCGGTAGATGGGCGGCAGAAGCGGCAGCAGGTCGTGCGAAAGATCAAGCTTCATGCAGTGTCACCGTCCCAACCACAGGAACCTGCTGCTGTGCGCCGGTTTCTGTCAGAATCAAATCGTCTGCTGCTCCGTTCAGCTGGACGTTTGTCACGTTTACCACGCCCTCTGCCGTGATGATGGCCGCAGATACGCGGGCCGTGTAGACGTTGGCGCTGTATTCAATGCCGGTCTTGCTGATATTGGTCGCCCAACTTTTTCGTACATTGAGCAGATATGCCTCCAGTGCCTCCCGTACCGCGGTGCGAACTGTATCCAGCGAGTAGCTGGGCAGGAGCGTCACCGATGCGGTGACCGAAACTTCCAGCTTTTCCGGGGCCGTGATCGTTACTTTTGCACCGATGGGCGCAAGACCGAGCCCCTGCCCGGAGTTCGGAGCCGGGTCGATGGCGTTCTGAATGGTCTGCACAAGGTCGGTGGATGCAGGCAGCCAGTCCGCACCCAGAACGGAGCAGAGCACCGTGCCGCCGCCTCTCCATGTCGGGTAGACCTGCACAGTGCCAACGCCGTCCAGCTTTTCGATCTCCTCCACGTACTGGGCCACATTGCCGCCAAAAGAGCGACTGTTCAGCGCCGCCTCAATACGGGCACGGAATTCGTCGTCTGTCTCGGTCTCGTCTCCGGGTGTCAGGATATCCGAGATCCGAGCAGAAGTCAGGCCCTGAATGGTGTCGATGGGTAGGATAGGGCCGGTGTAGTCGTTGCCGATGGTGCCGGGTGTTTCGGCCAAAAGGCGGTAGGTGTGCCCGGAACCCAGAGCGGACAGCGCAATAAAATTGATACTGTCCGCGCCGTTGATGGTAGAGAACCGGCTGCCCAGCGGGATATCCATATTGAACTCGCCTTTTCGCACCGCCTCCGTGGCCTGCTTGCGGGTAACGCTGGCGATGGGGGCCAGCAGATCCAGTGCACTGCCAGTGGCTGTCTGAAAAAACGCCTGCCGCTGCACCATGTTCAGGGAAAGGAAGAACCCCTCAAAGACATAGGCAGAGGGAGAAAGAGCCGTTGGGATGGGACTTGTGTCCCGCTTGTCGTAGTCGTCCGAGATCTGAGACAGCATATAGTCCAGAATAGCCCGGTACTGTGCGGTAGAAAAATCGATCATGCTGCGGTGTTCACCTCCGTGCTTGCCTGCATTTCGCCGTAGATCGTGGAGACGGTAAAAGATGCTGTCAGGGCCTGTCCCTGCACCGTGTAAGAAAAGTTCTTCACGCCGGTCACCCGGTCGTCCACGGTCAGGGCCTCTTCCAGGCGGCGCTGCAGTTCGGCAGCCACATAGCCCGGGTCTTGCCCCAGCAGCCCCTCCCACTCCATGCCGCTGTAAGAGCAGAAAATCTGCCAGCGATAACGTTCCACGTTCAGAATGATGTTCACGGCCTGTTTTACAGCCTCGTACCCATCGCATTCCCCGGTGATGCGGCCAGATGTCTGGTCAATAAACCAGGTTCTGGACGGCTGAGAAACGTACTCCACGCCGCCGGAAAGGTCGATGGACGCGCCTGTGGGCAGCGTAGCCATTACGAATCACCTCCGTACACCCGGGAAAGCACAATGAATTTCTGGCCGCTCTGAACGCGGAGCAGCAGCACCTTGTCGCCCTTTTCCAGTGCCCGGTTGAGGAGGATGTATTTCCCGTCTTCGCTCAGGGGCAGCACCTGGCCATGCTCCCAGCCTTTGATATCCTCGCTCTGTATATCGCCGCTGGCCCCATCGGAAAGGGTGGAGTATTCGGTGTAGTCGTTGGGGTTGGGCTGCCCGGTCTCCCCATGTACACCCGTGTGGGTGTGGGGGAACTTGTGCCGGTGTTTGAGGAGCGGGATCTTCTTCTCCACTACGGGCTCCGTCAGGTAAAGCACCTCTTTTTTCAGGGTGTCCATCGCCTCGCTGATCTTGATTTCCAGATCTCCGTTGGGCGGGGCGTTGACCACGGTGCCGATCTGCAAGTCCGTGGGCTGCATCGTGTCCATGATCTGCCGGTTGATCTCCTGCAATACTGCCAGTAAATCCACTCTTCTCCCTCCTTACAGTGCTTTTGCTTCCAGTTCCATGGTGTGTTCGTCATTTTTGAAGGTGTGCTCCACCTTTTCCAGCATGACATACTGTTTGAACGGCTCGCCGTCCAGATCGGACAGGTTCACCAGGATCAGCGCCCCGGCCCGCAGGCCCGGCACGCCCAGAGAAGAGAACTTGAGCTGCTGCAATACCCGGTTATAATATTCCAAGCTCACTTTCGCCTGTTCTTTTACCTGAGCGTCGTTGGCAGCCTCGTCCACGGTCTGGTACAGCTGCAAAAGGCCCCACTTCCCGATGTGTTCCGAATCCTCCATCACGAAAACATCCGCTTTTCCCGTCTTCTGATTGGGCCGGGCCAGCTTGATGCTGTTGTAGGTCTGGGTGTCGATAGAGGAATCGAAGGTGTAATTCGTCATCAGGCTGTAATCACCGATGACGATATCGGTTTTCAGGTCGTTGGCCTCTTTGAGGGCCAGTCCGTCGCCGGAATCGTAAAACACATAGACCTTGCCGGTGTTGAGCAGGGTTTTTTGCACCGCGGTGTTGATGATGTCGATGCAGCTTTTGTCCTGCATAATGAGGGAGGGCAGCTTATAGCCGGTGTCGGCCAGTTCGCCCACGTCCAGCTCAAAGTCCTCTGCGATCTGCCGGATGATGTCTCCGGCACTTTGGCCATAGAACGAATAGCTGGCATTGGCCTTGAGATATCGGAGGCGGTCATAGCAGACCACGTCCACCGGCCCCCAGCGGTCAAAGCCACGGGTAAACACCCAACCGTAAAACTGAAGCTGACCATCCACAGAGAATCGGACCACGTCTCCCTCTTCCAGCTTGGATTCCGGGGTGCGAAGATAGGTAAATGTCAGTTTGCCCGGCTGGCCGGTTCGCTGGGTAGACCAGACCACCTGCGTGGTGCTGTTCGTCAGGTTCAGGGTGTTTCCGGTGGCTTTTTGAGCGGCCAAAAGCTCATAGGTCATCCTTCCACCTCCTGCAGGCTGTTCTCCGGCATCCAGCCCAGCACAGTGCCGCCGGTGTCTGCCACGCAGACGGGGCAGGGCCGGGAGCGGTCGATGATGCGCCGCACCACAACGATCTGGCCATGGATGCTGGTCAAAACTTCCTCCCCGCTGCCGGTGCCGTAGACTTTCCCGGTGGCTTTCCGTCTGGCCCCCACAACAAGCTTGTCTGAGGGGGTGCTCCTGGTTGGGGTCAGGGAGAGCTTTACAGAGCCTGCGGCATCCACCGCAGTGTTTGCCGCCGTAGCTGTTGAAACGGCCCGTGCGGCCACGCTGGCCACGTCAGAGATGATGCTGGCCGGGGAAAAGGTCCCGGTCTGGCCAGCGCCCTGCACAATGGCCCTCTGCGGGGAGTAATCCTTGTACTCGGTCAGGCTCAGGTCAAAATAGAAATCTCCTGTCTCCGCGCCGCGCTCCTCTGCCTTGAAGCTGGTAACGAGGCACCGAAAGCCCAGACTCGGCCCCAGGAACGGTACGCCGTTCTCATAGAACCGAACGGGCGTGTAGACGATGGGGGACTTTTTCTTCATGGCGGTGGTGAAGAACGACATGTACACCGCCGGGGGCAGATGAATGCCGATCTGGCCCGGCAGCCGCCGCCCGGGCAGCAGGCCCGAAATGGACACGGTGCGCAGGTTCGGCGTGCGGGGCTGCATGATAGGGCCAAGGCCCAGCACGTTATAAGTTCCGTTGTCGGCAGAAAGAGTTTCCGGCAGCTTTTCCGGGTTGATGGGCAGAGCAATCACCGTTGCGCCGCTGGAAAAATACAGCTTATACAGGGACATTTCTTTCTCCTTACTGCACGGTGACGGTGCTGCCGGCGTTCATCAGATCCACCAGAACGTCCCGCAGGGTGTCTGCCAGATTTCGGGCATCCTTTTCGGTGTTGCCGGTGTTCTGGCCCTGCACGGTGATCATGGGGGTCTGGCTTGTCAGGTTGACGTTGTTGACGTACTTGCGTTCAGCCACATCCACCAGCATCTTGATCTGCTCATCGGACAGATCCACGGTCTTTGCGATCTTGCCGGTGTTCTTGTCGATGTTGCCCAGCAACTCATTGGCACTTGTAGCTTGCGGAATTTCCAGCTCTCCCGTGCCGGTGCCCATAAGGCCGGATTTTCCGAGGTTCGCGCCCCAGTTATAACCGGCTTTATAGGACTTGCCCAGGTCGAAGTTCTCCCACGGCTTGATATACTCTTTGTATCCGTTCTGTTTGATGGTCCAGTTCCGGCCATATTCCAGCTTTCCGATGAGCTTATCGATTCCGGATGTCATGTTTACTTCCACGCCCGGAATCATGTTGATAAGGCCTTCCAAACCCTGCGCTACGTTCTGGACGTACTTCAGGATGGTAATGGACATATCATAAAAGAGAACATCAATTGCTGTGATCGGGTCATTAAACGCATTACCCAAAAAGTTCACAAAGGCGGCGAAGCCATTGTGCAGCGGAACCAATGTGCCGTTGAGGATGAATGCCCCCATCGTTGCAAAGGCTCCGGTGATGATGCCCGTGGCCGAAATGCTGGAACCGGTCAGCTTGTTGAATGCTGCCACGCCGCCATACAGAGCAGCCACCAGCACCAGAACTGCCGCAGCAGTCAGGGCGATTGGATTTGCCGCCATAACGGCGTTATAGAACGCCTGCATGGATGCGGCTGTTTTTGTGGCCGTTGCGAGGATGTTTGTCCAATTGGCAGCAATCAGGAGCACGCCGAACGCCGCGCCCAGGCTGACTACCAGAGGAATCGCAACATCCAGATTGTTTGCCACCCAGTTGATGGCGGCGAGCAGCGGATCCATGGCCCGGATGGCCATGTTGGAGGCTGCCGTCCAGACCTGCGCCCAGGTCATAGGCGTTTTGGCAAACTCCGCGTTGGTCTCTTCGGCGGCAGAGAACAGGGCATTTTTCACGATGTCGGCGGTGATCTGGCCCTGAGAGCCCATCTCACGCAGCTCGCCCACGCTGACTTGCATATAGTCTGCAATGGACTTTGCAAGGGCAGGAGCCTGCTCCATCACGCTGTTCAGCTCGTCACCGCGCAGAACGCCAGATGCAAGCCCCTGTTCCAGCTGCAAAATTGCCGCCTGTGCCGAAGCGCCGGAGGCCCCCGAGAGGGCCAGCTGTTTGTTCAGCTGCTCCGCAAACTGGACGATCTCCTTGGAGCTGTTGAAGGCGTCGCCCGCCATCGTGCCCAGCTGGGAGACCAGGCCCATGGTGTCCATGAAGTCGCCGCGGGAGCGCATGGATGCAGCATAGACCATATCTTCCAGCTCTTTGGTGGTTTGCAGGCCGTCGTTCATTCGATCGAGCCGGGCACGGGACGAAACCAGCGTGTCAGACAGGTCCACGGCCTTCTTCAGGCCCTGAATGCCGACATAGGACGCGGCCAGCCGGAGAACCGAAGATGTCAGGGAGTTGGTGACGCTTTGCGCCATATTTTCCTGCTCCTGCAGCCGCTTTGTAGCTGCTGCCGCCTCATCTTTGGCCGATGCCGCCACGCTGGCAGCGTTTTCAGCTGCTTTCATGGATTGGGTCAGGGTCTGCTGCTGCGTTTCCAGCCCTCGGATGGTTGCGCCCAATTTCTCGGTCTGGGTGTCCAACTTTTTGAACGCTTCCGTGTTCTGCTGCCCAGCGGCTACCATTTCTTCCTGCTGTGCCACATACGATTCAAACTTTGCATTTGCAGAGATCAGCTGCCGAGAAACGCTGTTCAGAACAGACTGATAGTTCCGGGCTGCGGTCTGTGCCGTCGTGGTAGAGCTTGATGCTCTCTGTGCGGCCTGAATGTATGCGCCAAAGGAAGAGGAAAACTGATCCTGAAGGACAAGCGTTTCCTGAATTTTAGCCATTTCGTCCCGCCTCCTTCATCCGCTGGGTCTCTTCTCTGCGCTTTTCCATGGAGCGCAAAGCAAATGCCCTGACCAGTGCCTTTTCACGCACCGGAAGGGCATCGTACTTGCCCGGGGGCCAGCTGAGGTTATCGAAGCAGTAGTATGCCACCAGCACGTCGATATCCCAACTTCCCCCGGATATCAGTTTTTTGCCTCTTCGTCCAGACTCTTGTCAAAGCCGGAGAGCTTGCTCACTGCATCGATCAGGCGCCCAAACTCGCCAGCCAGAAGCATCTTGCCGGGAACCTGAACCGGGTCTTTGGTGCCGTAGGTCTCACACAACTCCGCGCTGCGGAAATCAGGAAAAATCGTAGCTTCCACGATAGTGCGGGCACTCAGCTCGTTGGCATCAATGGAATCCTGCCACTGGCCGTCCACCTTTTTCTGCCGGGTGGCCGCTTTGATGATGGCAGCGTTCTCCTCCTGGGTCAGGGAGCGGATCTTAAAGGGGACAGGTTTGCCGTCCTCACCCAGAAAGCGCTTGGAGATGATGACCTCTTTTTCCTCGCGGGTCACAGCGGGATGCAGAAATGCAGAAAGTGCGCTCATAAAAAATACCTCCTAAAATCAGTTGCTGCCAAGGTTGGCGGGGTCTCTGAATCGTTCCAGCGGCTTGACGCTGGTATAGCTGAAATTGAAATCGTAGTTCAACATGGCCTCCTCGTCGTCCAGAATGGACAGCGGGATATCGCCGGTCAGTACGCAGCCGTAGTAGCCCATCACCTGCGCGCCCTGGCTGGCCGTGGGGTCCTGGTTGGTGATGGTAATGTCAAACATGTCCTGCACGCCGTTCTCGATGTAGTTCAGCACCATATCGGTAAACAGGTTGGAGCCGTTGGAGCCGAAATAGACGTTGCCGGTGCCGGTCTGAGTGACACCGTTTGCCTTTTTCTGAACCTTTCGGGTGCCGATGGTCTTCATGTCCGAAGTCTGAATGCCCGCGATGGTCTTGATGTTCCGCATACCTGCGGCTTCCAGAATGCGGCCGTTCCGGGTGATGGTGATCTTGCCCTCCGCACCGTTCAGGGTGTCCTGAGCCATTAAATAACTCATCTTTGTTCCTCCTTACGCCACATCCAGAGTGATATAGATCTTGTTGGTGCTGCCAACGGCCTCGATGGCCAGAGTGATGAGCACGGCATCCTTTGCTTCGCCCGCTTCCACAATGACATCGGTCTCGCCGTCAAAGTTCTGGATGCCGCCGGACGCCTGGATCTGATCCAGATATTTGACGATGGCGCTCTTGTACTGGCGGCGGCCGTCCTCGGTGTTGTCCACAATGCCCACATAGCTCTGGGCGAACTGCTTGTACAGGTCGTTGGCAATGGTGTTGCACAGCCGCATGGTGCGGTTGTAGCGGTACACCTCGCCGATCTCGCTGGTATAGGTGACCAGAGAGTTGATGTCATACTCCACCCGGACGGTTCCGTCATCGGCGTTGAACACGAACTTGCCCGCATTGATAGCATCCACATACTGGTTGTGGGTCATCTTGGGAGAGATGTCCACCGCGTTGGGAACGGCGGCATTCGTCAGGTCGTTGGCGTAGGTCGCGCCGGAAAGCGCACCGCCGACCCACCAGACGGCTTCCTTCGGGGTCAGGGTGGTTCCATCGTTCATTACCAGACCGCTGCACACGTTGACGATAAAGCGGGTGTCAGGGTTGGTGGCATTGGCTTCCACCAGCTGAGAGAAGCGGCCCACTTCGGTGTTCACGCGCTTGATAAAGGTCTCCATTGCGGTCTTTACGGTAGCATCCTCGCCGTCGTACAGCATGGAATCGAAGTTGTAGGGCTCGATGTTCGTCAGGTAGGAGCTGTATGCGGCAGAGTTCACCTCGCCGTCCTTGCCGCCGGAAAACTGGGTGCCGACATTTGCAGCCAGAGCGCCTGTTCCGCTGAAATCCACCCAGTCATTGCCGGTCAGGTCTGCAACGGTCTTGCCAATCTGCTGATCTTTCACCACACCGTCAACGACCGTGGAGACCTGGAAACTGCCATCGGGGCTTGTCAGGGCAGTGACGATCACAACGATGTCGTTTCCTCGGGAGCCGGGGTATTTTGCAGTAGCCGTCAGCGGGGCGATAGTGCCGGCAGCCTTTGCGCTGTCCGCAGCGGCCGGGCGGTAAAGCAGCAGCTTGGTGGGTGCTGCGGTGCGGTTGGAGCCGCTGAAGATCATGGATGCAAAGCGATTGTGTACGTCTGTGATGTCGTAGCCGGTATAGGGAGTCAGGTCTTCCCCGGCGGCGATCTCCATCACCTTGCCAACGGGACCCCAGCTCATGGGTTCGCAGATCGTGACCTTGCCGCGGTCGCCAACGGTCAGATTCTGCTGGTTCTTGGAGCGAAATTTATAGTAAATGCCGGGCCGTACTTTGTTCTGTACAGTCCAGGTTCCGCCTGCTGCCATAGGGTGTCACTCCTTCCAAAATTCTTTCACAGCGGCCTCAGCCTCTGCGATGGTGTAAAACGGTTTGTGTAAAACAACAGCCAGAAAATCCGGCTGATACCCCGCAAAACGCGGGTCTTTCAGCAGCACTTCCCGGCTGTATTGGGTATTATTCTGTTTCATTGGTCTACCTTCTGGTTTACAGTCTGGGTCTGCATCTTCACTGCGTCCACGGGCTTTTCCACAAAGACACGCAACTCAAACTTGTAATGCAGGCCGTCATCGTCGATATCCGCGCTGCGCTCGTAGGTGTGCAGGAGCTTTTCCGCTTCTGTTCCATCGGAATAAGGAAATGTTTCCATGCAGAAATCGAGCGCCTCAGCGGCTTCGTTGTACTGCTGACGCAGGTCTGTGAGGTTATAGTCCAGCAGATAGGTCAGGTCGAGCCGGATGGTGCGCAGCCAGCGCCCACCGGGGTAAGGCTTGATGTCACTGCCCCGCTGCTGGATAAACATGCAGGGCGGCTCTACGCCTTGCTGTGCAGGGTCTTCCAACATCTGCACACCGGGCAGGAAAGGAGCCAGATACTCCGCAAGAGACCGTGCCAGCGTTGTAATGGTAAAGTTCATTTCAGCATCTCTCCCAGCTTGTTCACGGCTTTTTCCGCCTCAGCCTTCACTGTGCTTCGGTATGCTTCGATGCCCGCATCGGACATGTGCAGGCCCTCAACGTAGGTTGTTTTCGTGCCCACCATCATGCCAACCTCGCCCCGGCGGCCCGGGTCGTATTCCAGCATCCCTGTATAGGGATTTGCGTACAGACCCGGCACGAAGTGCTTGTCCATTCGGTGGCCATCGTTGACGTAGGAGGCGTATTCCTTGTTGTTGTTCAGCTCAGTTACGATCTCTCCGCCCTGCCTTTCGGGTTCTGTTCGACTGTCAGCCGCCCAGTGTTGCTTCAGCTCCCCGGTGCGGGTGTTGGTTCCGCTCAGGCTGTCCGTTGTGGGTGGGGTCTTATCTTGCGCCGCTTTTACGGCCCGGAGGGTGGCATTGCGGGCAGCATCTGCGAGCATTTCGGGCAAAGCGGCCTGCGCCGCCTCCAGTTTCTTGATGTACTCCTGCAGGTTCATTTCACACGCTCCTGACTGAGAAGAGTGATCTCCTGATGGGCCAGCCCGGGCAGCACAGCCCCGAAAGGCTCATAGTACAGGTCAGGTTCCCCGGCAAAATACCGGGTCTCCTGCAGCGCATATCCCAGCCGCGCCCCTCTGTGGATCACTAGCTCATCACCGGGCTTGATATCCACATTGATATCGCAGGCCAGCTTGTCCGTTTTCTGGACATTGGCTGCTGTCTGGGTCATCGTCGGGGCTTTGTCCTGGCTGCGGTACACCCGGCACGGAACACCGGAGCGGACGACCTTCCGTTCCTTGCGGGTCAGATTTCCGTCTTTCACGGTTTCCGTGCGCCTGATCTCCATCAGGTCGGTATACCAGTCACTCCAGTTCATGGGTGCACCTCACATCACAAAAGTTCCGGCCGCACCGATAAAGCGGGCACGGTTTGCCAGCATCTGACCGTAGGTGGTGGCGTTCAGGTCGCCCCAATCCTCTGTTCCCGCGGTCAGGGCGCTGGTGTCGTAGGTCACGGAGCTGTCGCCCAGCGTGGCAGACTTCACCACACCCACCAGAGCGCCGGACGCTGCCGCCTGCGCCGGGGTGGCGGTGCTCTCCGCATAGGTGCACAGCTGCAAAGTGACGTAGTGGGCCACATAAAGCCCCACGGCATAATGCCAGCTGTCCAGCCATTTATCAGGCTGAATGCTGACGTTTGCCATTTTCACGATCTCTTCCAGCATCGCATCCGGCAGGTGGCAATTGCCGTCCGCGTCACAGAACTGCGGGTATTCCGCCTTGAACTGCTCTGCGGTGTAATCACCCACGCTCTGCCCCAAATTTGCGGCCTGCGCAAGAATACCCTGAAACTGCGGTTTCATCGTCCAGCACATGGGCGGCCTCCTCAGTCTTCCTGCGGTTCGGCAGGCTTGTCCCAGTCCGCAGTCTTTTTCTTGCGGACGGGCTTGTCTGCGGCATCCTGTACGGCCTTGTCGCTGCGGTTCGTGGGCACGATGTCACCATCGGCCACCAGCGCCTTAAAATAGGCCGTCTCTGCCGCCCAGCCCGGCACTTCGACCAGCTGCTCCCGGTGGAGCGGGAAGGTCTGAGATCCGTCTGCGCTGGGCAGAATGATGTTTGCTTTGGAAAGTACGAAAGCCATTTCTGCCACCTCCTAATCAGATGCCGTCCACGTACAGCATGGAGGTCTGGTACATGAGCTGCACCTCGGATGCGTTTGCCATATAGGCGGTGTCGTAGCAGACATTGGTGACGTTGGGGGCGCTCATCACGCGGGACAGGGGCACCAGCTCGTCCGCCTTGACAAAGCGGCGGTTGTTGACGTACACCACCATGCGGTCGCCTCTGGAAGCACCAGCGCCCTTGACCCAGCGGGTGGGAACAATCTCCAGATCCACGCCGTGGTTTGCAGCCACGTTGTGCTTTTTCAGGAAGTCGTAGATGGTCTCAGTGCCCAGGTCACTCACCATGGTGGTGGTGATGTAGCTGTACTGCTCGTAGGGGATGAGGATGTGGTTGGGAATGCCTGCCTCGTCGTACTCGTTGGCGGCCCACACGGCAGTGATGGCATTGTTGATGTCACCGAGAATCTGCTTCGGTGTCTTGTCGGCCCACTTGGTGGAAGAAGCCGTGCCGGAAGTTGCGGCAGTGGTCTTGGTGACATCGGGATTGTTGACAAGGCCGGTGGTGGCGTACTCATCAAAGCCCACGTAGGTGTTCTGATCCATGTGCTTGTCATAAGCCAGACGGATGCCGTCCTGCAGCATCTGGTCAAGGCTGCGGCCAATGAAGTTTGCGCGCTGCATATCCACGAACATCACGCGCAGAGCGGCGGCAAAGACATGGGCTTTGAATGCACCCTTGCTCACGCTGGCCTGCACCACAGGGATGCCGTTGGAACCGCCGCCGTTGACGGCAGAAGCGCCGGATCCTCCTGCCATACCGTAGGCCACGGACATGGCGGAGACGTAATCGACCCAGCCACCGCCCACCTCGATGGGGATATCACGGGGATAGGTGACGCTGGTGAGGGGCTTGCGGATCAGCGGGTCACGCTTTTCCAGCTCGCTGGTGAGGAACGCATTGCCGCTCTGGATGGCAGCCGCGTCCATGGTGGGAGTTCCGCCGGATAGCGCAGCACCGGCGTTGTTTACGGTGAAAGTACCGGCATTGGTGGTGCCGACGTTCTGGAAGTTTGCCATAGTCTAAGCCCTCCTATCAGGCGTTTGCACGGGTGAGGATGACCAGCTCGGCCACGCCGTTGGCATCAGCCGCGCCGCCCCACTGGCAGTTGGTGAGTTTGACGGAGTTTCCGGCGGTCTTGCCGTCCGCTTCCGCCTCAAAGCCGCCGACCAGTGCGGTGGCATAGTCAGCGGTCTCGGCAATGCGGACGTAAACGTCACCGCCCAGAGCCGGGGTCCCGCGCTGGCACAGCACGTTGATGCTGCCGCGCTGGAACACGCTGCAGGCCTCGCCGGGGGCGTATTTTCCGCCGTTCTGGTCAGGATAAACCAGGGCGCTCTTGACTTCGCTGCCCGCAATGCCTGCGAACTGTGCAGCGGTAGTGCCTGCGCCGCCCATCACGATGACCTTGCCGTTGTCATACTTCAGGGCAGTGCCAAAGTTAATGTTTTCATTTCCGCCAACGGGGCGGGTGTTGACGATCATATCCGGCTGACGGGCATAAGTGCCAGCAAAGCCGTGGGGCATGGTCTTGCCGATAATCTGAGTATTCAGGGACATAATTTAGCCCTCCTTCTTCATATGGGGATTGCGGTCGTTGTAAGCGGACTGGGAAGCCTGGCACAACTGCTCATACCTGCTCTTGCCGGATGCGATAGCGGCAGCGGTGGCGCTGTCCTGCGCAGCCTTTGCGATGGCATCCACGGAGCTGGTGCCCTTGACCTGCTCGATCAGGGTCTTGGACAGGGCATCACGGGTAGCCTTGTCCTGAACTTTGTTGATGATGGGGCGCATGGCCTTCAGCAGGGCCAGACCGCTGTCATTGGCGGCAGGCTTTGCGCACTCGTCATCAGTGGAAACGGTGGTGGAACCGCTTTCGTCCTCGTCCTCTTTCTTCTTGTCAGGCTTTTCGCCGGACATTTCAGCGATCACCTTGTCCAGATTTTCCGGCTCTTTGTCCTCTGCCTTTTTGGTGTTGGCAGCGATCAGCTGATCCAGCTTGCCGGAAAGGTTGTTCAGCGCGTCCAGAACAGCGGTATTCTGGGTGTCAGTGGGATCTGTGTCTTTAGCGGGGTCTGCATCCTGCGCCGGAACGGCGGGTGCTGCATCCAGCGCTGCGGCAGCGGTCTCCACCATGCTGTCAAGCTCTTCGGGGGCCGCGTTCTTCGCCGCCAGACCGAACAGAGACAGCAAACTCTTGCTCTTGCTCATGTGTTTTACCTTGCCTTTCTCCGCCGGAAGTTCGGCGGCACTGTCTTTTATTGCGACATCACGGCCAGCGCGCCCACGGGGCACGATGGCGATGTGATTGCCTCTGATATGGGTCTGCCGGTATCCTGCACCGTCTGCCTCGTACTGGCAGTAATAGCCGCAGGACACATCCCGCATGGCCCCGTTCTTGACCTCGGAGATCAGTGTGGGGTCTTTCAGGTACAGGTCAGCCACCAGATAATCACCCACTCGGCGCACATTCTCTGCGTGGCCTTTGGAGTAGGCGGCCTGATTTTCCTGCACGATCATCTCCGAGGGGTGGGTGTTGGTGACATCTTTGCCCTCAAAACTGGCCATGGCCGCCGGATCAAACACGTCCTCGGCGCTTCGTGTCACCTGAAGAACACGCTCCGGCATCCCGTCCAGCCCGATCTCCCGGGCCAGATAGTTCTGCGTGCCGGTACGGGCGATTTTGACATCGTGGCAAATTAAAAAGCCCTCCGGCGTTTCCGTCATGTGAGGGCTCAGTTTGCTTCCATAGTACGCAATCAATCGGCATCACCTCCGCTTCTGTATGCGTTCATCCATTTGTGATATTTTTCGTCATCTGCCAGCTTGTGCCGCTGGAAGGTCTCAAAGGTCTTGGGCACCTTGTCTCCCAGAGCCGTGCGGTAATTTTCCCACTGGCGGTAATCCCGCAGCCACTTTGAGCGGCCCTGCTCCTTTTTGCGGTAGGCCTCGATCTGTGCCTTGGTGCGCGGGTCTCGGCTGTAGGGATTTGTTGTGGGGTCAGAAAAGTGCCTGATCCGTTCCAGCTCTTCCTCCGTTCGTCCGGCGGGTGTCCAGGGGCGGAGGGCGTGCAGGCAGTTCGGGTGGATATTCAGCCAGCTGTTCGTCAGGTCATCCGGCCCGGCGGGGTCTACTTTGCCGAACGCATCCGAAAGAGGAGGGAAGTGCGGGTCTTTACCGCTCTTGCTGTATACCCGGCCCTCATACGGAGCGCAGAGGGCACAGGTTGTGCCGTGGGAGCTGATCTGATATAAGTCCTGACCCTCGTCCTGCGTCACCACAGAGAGGATCTCTGCCTGCCGGGACGTGGTGCGGGAAACCATGGTGGCATAGGTATGCAGGCTCCAGTTGCGGCCCGCCTTGTCTGTGAACGCCGTCACGCCCTCCCGGCGGAGCGCTTCCACAAAAGCGGGCACGCTTTGGTTCACACCCCTTCCCACAGCCTGCTGTGCCGCCACCTGCTCCAGACCGATACGCCGGTAAACGTCCGGCTCAGTCCGGCCCAGAAGGGCGCTTTGCAGAGCGGAAAGCACCGTCATGTTCCCGTCCACCAGCTGGCCCATGAGATTCATCGTGAGCTTCTGCACGATATCCGTCTGGGTGCTGGTAAGGCTCTGGGCGTTGGTGTAGCCGCGCAGGTGCTTTTCCGCAGTCTCGCCGGGAATCGCCCGGGCCTCCGGGTGATGGACGTAAAACTGCGCCTCGACCATGCGGGGCACATACTCCCATTCATCCGTTTCCAGCTTTCGGAGAATCTCCTGCACCCGTTCCAGCGCGGCCACGGCGTGATAGTCCACAAGCCCAAGGCTGCGCAGGCGGCCGATCTCGTTGATGATGTCGGTCTCAGCCTTGAGATAAAGCCGGATCAGGCGTTGCAGCTCCCGCTCAGGGGATGCACGTGCAAGGGTAGGCATGGAAGGATACCTCCTCGAAAATGGGTAAAAGAAAAGCGCCGGACTTTCGTCTGACGCTTTCGCTGTTGATTTTTAGATGCAGGGCACCGTTTCATTGATCGTTTTGAGAAAATCAGCGGCCTTTTTCATCATGCTGTTTTCCTGCAAAAACTCGATGCCCTTCTGTGTGATCCGGGGATCAATGGCCTTAATGCTTGCAGCGGAACCGATAGATGCAGGGAAAACAAGCCCCACGATATAACCCTCTTCCGTCAGACTGCGCATGATATTGAACCAATATCCCGCCTGGATGTTGAGAACATCGGCTGAAATGCAGTCCATGTCAGGGCGTTCGCCAGCCTTGAAGTGGGCATAAAGGTAAGAAAGGATGCGGTACGCAAGAAGTAAGTAATCTTCTCTTTCCATGGTCAATCCTCCTCGTCCGGCTCCGCATCAATTTCTTCCTGTTTCATGGAATGGGGGCCGGCACCTGTCGTTAGATTCAAAAGATTCCAGAACGGCTCATCGGGATGCTCAGTCCCATAGTCGATGATGTCCTGTTCAACTCCGTCATCAACAGCAGCAAATACAAGCATATCAATGTCATCCTGCTGAACGTGGTCTTTCTTCAACTCACCCTGCCCAAGATAGCGGGATAGGAATTTGCGAAGTTCTTCTTCCATAGGGATACCTCACTTTATTTTGCGAACCTCAAGAACGCTCATTCCGCCGTACCCGTCGGCTTTGACTTTGTACTGTCGATTTGAGCTTTGGATGAAGCGAACCTCTCCCTCTTTCAGCCCCGGATACCGGCTGTTGAGCACCCCGGTGAGCCTTGCGTAGGTCTTGGGCTTGAGCTGGATTTGGCTCTTGCTGCGCTGGGGAGAGGGCGCGTACTTTGTTTTCCCTATTGTACCGCTTCCGCCATTGCCTGTAAAGCGCCCGTTGGAAGAATCGTGGAACGGGTTGAAGTCTTCCGCCCAGCTGTCACGGGCGGGGACTTCGTCGCCGCCTGTCAGGCCCGCCAGCGGGTCGCGCAGGGCGGTCACGTCCTGATAGGTCTTGCCCTGCATGGCCGCGATTACGTCTTCGGTGATGGAGCCGAACAGCCCCGTCTCGTCCTCCAGCTTTTTCAGCTCACGCAGCGCAACGTCTGCCCCCAGCAGGCCGGATTGGAACGCGGACACGATGGTGTCGGCCTTTTCCTTGGCGATGTCCGCCGTCTCTTTGGCAGTGGGTGTCCAGAGCGGCGGGAAAGAAACATCCAAGTCCAGTGCTTCGATGCCTGCGCTGCGGGCTACCACCGGGAGCAGCTTGTCCAGGATGGGCCGCAGCTTGCTTTCCCGCAGGGTGTCCACATAGTCGTAATAGTTTTTCAGGTCGCTCTCGCCGGTGGCGTTCATACCTGCCGGGGAGCGGCCAAACAGCTTGGTCATGGGGTAGTGGGACGCACCGCACAGGTTCAGGCACATGCTCTCGTATACGTCCGAAAGGCCCGTGAATGTGTACTGGGTATTGCTGATCTTGTTGCCCTGCTCCACCAGCTGCATCCCGAAATTGGAGCGCAGGACCTTCTGGGCCTGCATGGTGTTCCAGAAACGCCGCTGCACGTCGGGGCTGGACAGGGAAAGCAGCTGCTCCAAGCCTTTGACTTCCATGGTGTTGATGTTGGCTTGGAAGGTGAGGGCCGCCATGTTGGCGCTCACGTTGTCGTGAGCCACCACGTCATTATAGAGCGCTTCCACTTCGGACTCGCCCCAGTAAAGCTCCGACTGCCGTTCCAGATCGGGAAGCTCCCGGCCCACGAACCGCACAAGGCGGGAGTGATGGACACGGGCGGCAGTGTGCCCGGCGGCATCGTTGATGCTGTAATACTCCGGGACAAGCTCCCCGCCCTCAAAGGCCAGGCCTGCGTCCGGGCTGATTCCCTGCCAACGGTCGAGGATGTACAATCCACGGAAGCTGCCGGGGAGAATGGCCTCGGTATCCAGCGGGCGGGAAAGGTCCTCCTGCCCGTCAATGAGGATGAGCCCGGCGGCACCGCCATACAGGCGGCCCCATTTCAGGCCAGTGCTCACACGGTCCCGGAGCCGGGTGGAACGCTCCACGGCCTGAATCGCCTTTCCTTGTTCCGGCGTTGTGCTCTTGAGGTCGTACCATTCCCGGACCATATCGTCCACGAGCAAGCCCACAACGTTCTGCACCACCCAGTTGCTGCGGTACAGGCTGTTCAGCAGGGCGTAATTGTCCGTCATCCGGGTCAGCGGGTATTCCGTCGCTTCCAGCGGGCTTTGGGAGCCGTACCCCAGCGAGAACAGCGGGTTGGAAAATGCGTCCAGCGTGGCCGTCATCGGTTTCTCTGTGCCCCTGGCGGGGCGGTTTTTGTTACGTCTGGACACGTTCAAACCTCCAATCAGGCAGTGAGTTGATATAGTAGCGCAGGGCGTCCGGACCGTGATCCTGCTGTTTGATGGGCTTGTCCACGCCCATGAGGGCGGCTTTATCATCCCACCGGTATGTGCCGAGTTCATCCAGCAGCCCCTCGCAGTCGGTGGAGATCAGCAGATCGCGGTGGGAAAGGAGTGTGCTGCATTTTCGAATGCCGTTCAGTACGTCGTTGTTTCCTTCCATCACATAAACACCACGCCGGCGCAGAGCTGTGATAAAGGACGCTGCCGCCGGGTCAACGATGGCGGCGCAGGGGGCTTTTCCCATAAACTCCATGAAGTCATCGGCATACTCTTCATCTGTTTTCTGCCTGTGCTCCTCGCGGCTGTCCCACCGGTATTCCCGATGCACCCGGACTTTCTCGCCGTCATCGTATACATCGAGGTAGACGGTCGGGTTGGTGGTTCCGTAGTCGCATGTAATGGTACGGGTGGAAAGGCTCTTGAATCCCACCGGTGCGTCCTGCGGGCGGTAGGTGTTGGCGGTGGTGTCCATCATATCGTAGATCAGGCCCTCGGCCATTTTGCGCTGGCCCAGAATGTCTCTGGCATACCAGACGCTTTTCCGGTCATACGTCGCCAGCACAGCCCGGAGCTGGTCGTCCGATATGCTCATATTGTCGGCGATAGTGAAGTGGCCGTAATTCAGGCCATACTTCGGGTTCGCTTTGAGCTTTTCCTCATGGAAGTTCAGAACATCTTTGTAATACCAGTGCGCTTCTGCCTTGGGGTTCAAGTCGTGGAAAATCTTTCGGTTCGGGCTGGAAAGTGTGCGGTCGAAAACCTCCTGAATAAAGGTCTTGCTGCACTCATTGGCCTCGGTGATGTAGGCGGTGCCGTAGGTGTTGCCCTTTATGAGCTTTTCGTCGCCAGCCTTGCCGCCGCCGGAGATCAGCACGACCTTTTCACCGGTGGCTGTCTTAATATACAGACAGTCACGGTTCTGGTATACGCCTTCCCGGCATCGGCCCTCGAAGTAGTTCTTCAGGCCGAATCCGTCGCAGTCAAGGATGTTCAGGCGGGCCGTTGCTGTCGAGACGCCCGCAATGAGGTGTATTTTACTGGGATGCTTCTCAAGGATTGTGCAATAGGCCATCGTAATCAAAACGTTTTTACCGCCTCGTTTGCCGCCCTCTGCGACATTGAACCAATGGTCGAAGCAGTCCCAGAAGAAACGCATCTGATTTTCGGAGAATGGAGCCGGAATATTCATTCCTCGTCCTCCTCAAAATCCTTTATGTCGCGGTTTGGCAGAGGACGTTGCAGCAAGTCGGCAAGGGTCTGCATATCGTTCTTCTGATTTTCGGCGATGCTTTCCACCGGTCGGTCTTTCCACTTGTCAGGCCGCCGGTTCTTCAGGTAGAAGATTTGGGCCGTGACATTGGCCGGGACGACGACCTGTTCTTCCGCGTACTCGATACGTTCTTCCTCCAGTCGCTTTTTGCCGTCCACCTTGA